GGGGGGGCGCCCAGAAGTCTGAGGCGCGTTGCTTACGAAACCGCCCCCCCTCTCACGCACAGAAAATACCCCTTTTTTTAAGGTTGTTAACCCACTCGGTTAACCCTGTAAACCCATGAGGTAACCATGCTGACAGGGCAGAAAAAGAAGTTTGCTGATGCCCTGATGAAGGGCAGTAATCAACGCCAGGCCGCTATTCATGCGGGATACAGTGAAAAAACGGCGAAGGTGAAAGGAAGCCAGCTTGCCAAAGATAAGGACGTGATCGGTTATATGGAAAGGGTCAGGGCAGTTAACCCTGCTGACTCAATGCCAGAGCTTGTCGGTCAGGAAGATTTACCCCCGGTAGAAACGCCACCTCAGTTTGATGATCCCATCGCAGTGATGAAGCGCATCATGAGCGATAACATTCTGGTTGATCCAAAACTAAGCCTGGAAGCCGCCGCAAAGCTTGCCCCTTACGTATGCAAGAAAATGGGCGATACGGGTAAGAAAGAAGCCAAAGATGCAGCAGCGAAAAAAGTAGCCAGCAAGTTTAGCGGAATGGCCCCGCCTAAGCTCATTGTGAATAACGGGAGATAGAAATGCCTGAATGGTCCACTGCCTGCACTGACTGGGCTGCCAGGCTGGTTAACCGGCAGTCAATCATCCCGCCGCCTATTTTCACAGATTCCGGCCAGCATGCTCTCTCCATATTCAAAGAGCTAAAGGTTACAGACCTGCCTGGCAAGCCCACTTTCGGGGAGTGCTCAGAGCAGTGGGTATTTGATTTCGTGCTGGCAATTTTTGGCGGCTATGACCAGCAGACGGGAAAACAGCTTATCCGCGAATACGGCCTGCTGATAAGCAAGAAGAACACCAAATCGACAATTGCTGCCGGGATTATGCTGACGGCCCTGATTATCTGCTGGCGCGCTGACGAGGAGCACTTGATTCTGGCACCAACCAAAGAGGTTGCCGATAACTGCTTCAAGCCAGCGGCCAGCATGGTGCGTGAAGACGAAGAGCTTTCAGCGCTGTTTCATGTACAGGACCACATTCGCACGATCACCCACCGCGTCAACCGCAACAGCCTGAAGGTGGTGGCTGCGGACAGCGATACGGTCTCGGGTAAAAAAGCGGGGCGAATACTGGTGGAAGAGCTGTGGCTTTTCGGCAAAAACGCTAAAGCCGATGCAATGTTCATTGAGGCACTGGGTGGGCAGGTTTCGCGCGACGAGGGGTGGGTTATTTACCTCACTACGCAGAGCGATGAGCCACCTGCAGGCGTATTTAAAAAGAAACTGGATTACTGGCGCAACGTCCGGGATGGAGTGATTAAGGACGGGAAAACGCTCGGCATCCTTTACGAGTTCCCGCCGGATATGGTTGAGAACGACGGGTTCCGAAATCCTGATAATTTTTACATTACCAACCCAAATATGGGGCGCTCCGTCAGTAAAGAGTGGCTGGATGATGAATACCTGAAGCGCTCGCAGGAAGATGAAGGCAGTCTGCGCAAGTTTCTTGCCAAGCATCTGAACGTAGAGATCGGCATGAATCTTCGCAACGACCGCTGGGCCGGTGCGGAGTTCTGGGAGGTGCAGGCCGACCCGTCAGTAACCTTCAAGCAGATTCTGGCGCGGTGCGAGGTCATCACCGTTGGCATTGATGGCGGCGGTCTTGACGATCTGCTTGGGCTATCCATTGCCGGGCGTGATAGCAAAACCCGCGACTGGCTCACCTGGTCCCATGCCTGGTGTCACGTTAAGGCGCTGGAGCGGCGCAAAAGCGAGGAAAGCAAACTCCGGGATTTTGAGAAGCAGGGCGATCTGACGATAGTTAAAAAAGTTGGCGACGATGCCGATGAAGTGGCGATGTACGTATCGCAGATTTATGAGGCCGGGCTGCTGGATAAAGTAGGCATGGACCCGGCAGGCATCGGAGTGCTGCTGGACACGCTGATTGACGCTGGCATACCTCAGGATTCAGTAGTTGGCGTCAGTCAGGGGTGGAAGCTCGGCGGTGCCTGTAAGACGACCGAGCGTAAACTTGCCGAAGGCGCTCTCAGGCATGCTCCTCAGCCGCTGATGAACTGGTGCGTGGGTAATGCAAAAGTGGTCATCAGCGGAAATGCCCCACTGGTAACTAAAGGGGCCAGCGGGATCGGTAAAATCGACCCATTAATGGCACTTTTTAACGCCATTTTTTTGATGGCACTGAACCCGTCAGCAACCAAAAAAGATTACAGCGTGTTTTTCATTTAGAAATTCCGCTCTCAACGACCCGCTCACGCGGGTTTTTTCGTTTCTGGAGAAAGGGAAATGAAGAATCAGCACGCCGTCAGCCTTCTTAAGGTTAAGGCGGTAAACGAGGGTACGCGGGAAATCACGGGTATTGCGACAACGCCTTCACCGGATCGCTATGGCGACATAGTGATGCCCGAGGGGGCAAAGTTTCAGTTACCCATCCCGCTGCTCTGGCAGCACGACCATCAGTCTCCTGTCGGACAGGTCACCAGTGCGAAGGTGACCGCCGAGGGAATCGAAATTAAAGCCACCCTGGCAAAAGCGGACTCACCGAGCCAGCTTGCAGCAAGGCTTGAAGAGGCATGGCAAAGCATCCGCCTTGGTCTTGTGAAAGGGTTGTCAATCGGCTTTCGGCCAATTGAATACGCCTATATCGACGAGGGCGGCGTCCGCTATACCAGCTGGGAGTGGTATGAACTCTCCGTTGTAACGGTGCCGGCCAACGCCGAAGGCACCATCCAGACCGTTAAATCTATCGACGAAAGACTGCGTGCCGCGTCAGGCAAACCGCAAATCGCGTCGAAAACCGAAAAATCTGCTGGCGCTACAGCACAAAAAAACTCTCAGACTAAAGGATTCAAAATGAATATTTCCGAGCAGATTAAAACCTTCGAAACCAAACGCGCTACCCTCGATGCTGAGCGTCAGGCGGTTATGTCCAAGTCTTTCGATGAAGGCCGCACGCTTGATACGGAAGAAGAAGAGAAATACGACGAGGTGAGCGCGGAAATTAAATCCGTGGATGCTCACCTGGCACGCCTGCGCGACATGGAATCGGCTAAAGCCTCAACGGCTCAGCCGGTTCAGAAAGCAGCGGGCGGTGCGGTTGTAAATACGGTCGATACCCGCTCTCCTGCGGTAATCCGTGTTGAGAAACCGCTGGAAAAGGGTATCGCTTTTGCCCGTTTCGCCAAGTCACTGGCTGCAGCCAACGGTAGCCGCACAGAAGCGCTGGCCATCGCCAAAAACCAGTATCCCCTGGACGCCAAACTGCATCACGTATTAAAAGCTGCGGTTGGAGCAGCCACCACTACCGATCCGACATGGGCTGGCAGCTTGGTCGAATATCAGGAGTATGCTCAGGACTTTATCGAGTTCCTGCGCCCTCAGACACTGATTGGCCGATTCGGTCAGGGAAATATCCCTGGGCTGCGTAGCGTGCCATTCAACGTGCGCATTCCTGCGCAGACTTCGGGTGGTTCGGCCAGCTGGGTTGGTCAGGGTAAAGCAAAGCCGCTGACGAAGTTCGACTTCGAATCCATCACCTTCGGCTTTGCCAAGGTGGCGGCAATCGCGGTTCTTACCGATGAGCTGATCCGCTTCTCTAACCCTGCCGCTGATGCACTGGTGCGTAACGCGCTGGCAGAAGCAGTTATCGCGCGGCTTGATACTGACTTCATCGACCCGACAAAAGCTGAAGTCGCTAACGTTTCACCGGCTTCCATCACTAACGGCATTCCCGGCATCCCGTCTACCGGAAATCCTGATGATGATGCCTCAGCGGCATTTGCAACATTTGTGACCGCCGACCTCCAGCCGACCGGCGCAGTCTGGCTTATGTCCAGCACTACCGCGCTGTCTCTGTCAATGCGTAAAAATGCGCTGGGGCAGAAGGAATACCCGGATATGACCATGCTCGGCGGTACTTTCCAGGGCCTTCCGGTCATCGTCTCGCAGTATGTGGGAACTCAGCTGGTGCTGGTCAATGCGCCTGATATCTATCTGGCCGATGATGGCGGTGTCGCCGTTGACATGTCTCGCGAAGCATCGCTGGAGATGTCCACCACGCCGACCGGTGACAGCACGACCCCGACTCCGGTAGAGATGGTTTCCATGTTCCAGACCAACAGCGTGGCCATCCGCGCCGAACGCTGGATTAACTGGAAGCGCCGCCGTAACGCAGCAGTTGCCGTTATCACTAACGTTAACTACGGCGCAAACGCTGGCAGCTAAAAGGAGATGCGGGGAGAAATCCCCGCTCTAGGACTATGAAACAGGTTCGCTATTTGAAAAGCACTCACGATGCATACGCGGGTGAGAAACGCTTTCTGCGTGACGATCACGCGGAGGTTCTCCGCTTAACCGGCTATGTCGAATTTATTGATACGGTCGAGAAGAAGGCAAAGAGCCAGAAAAAGAATTAAGCCCGGGAGAAGCTGCCAATGTTAGGTTTCCGCAAAAAGCCAAAGCAGGAAAAGGCGCTTCAGGCTGCCAGTAATGGCGGCTGGCGCAGAGTTTTTGAGTCGTTTACGGGGGCGTGGCAGAGAAACATTGAGGTGGACGCCACAACGGTACTGGCGTACCACGCGGTTTTCTCCTGTATTTCACTCATTTCAGCAGACATTGCCAAAATGCCACTTCAGCTGAAAAAGAAGCTGGGTAGCGGGATATGGGCCGATCACGTCGACCCCAGGATTTCACCGCTGCTGAGGAAGCCAAACAGCTTTCAGACGCGGATGCAGTTTGTAGAGTGCTGGATGAACTCAAAGCTTTCTGATGGGAATACGTATGTCCTGAAGCTGCGTGATGGCAGTGGAGAGGTCAGGCAGTTGCGCGTTCTTGACCCCAACAAGGTCACACCCTACGTCACCGACGATGGGGAGATTTTCTATCAGGTGCGTCCTGACAACGTTCACGGGATTGAGCAGCAGGTGATGGTTCCCGCGCGGGAAATTATCCATGACCGATTCAACTGCTTTTTCCATCCACTCTGTGGGCTTTCGCCTATTTATGCTTGTGGTTTAACAGCCATGCAGGGGGATGCCATCCTCACCAACTCAGCCAACCATTTTAAAAATGGTGGAAGGCCTGGCGGTGTGATTAAGGTTCCCGGCTCCGTCGACAGAGACAAGGCCAAAGATATAAAGCAGGACTGGGATGCGGGGTATTCTGGTGCTAATGCGGGCAAAACTGGCCTGCTTGCTGACGGCGCTGAATTTGTCACCATATCCATGACGGCCGTTGACGCGCAGATGGTCGAGCAGCTCAAGCTGACTGCTGAAATCATCTGCTCAACCTTCCACGTGCCGATTTACAAGGTAAATACGGCTTCCACGCCCTCATATAACAACATTGAGGCGCTTGAGCAGGGTTATTACTCGCAGTGCCTTCAGACCCACATTGAAGCGATTGAGCTGTTGCTGGATGAGTCTCTTGATCTCGATGATAAGACTGGCGTGGAGTTTGACCTCAGCATGCTCATCCGCATGGACACAGAGGGGCGCTATAAAACTTACAGCGAGGGAATTGGCGCAGGCTTCCTGACGCCAAACCAGGCGCGTAAGAGCGAAAATATGCCGCCAGTTCAAGGGGGCGATACGCCGTACCTGCAGCAGCAAAACTACGCGCTGTCAGCCCTGGCTAAAAGGGACGCCAGCGATGACCCGTTCGGAAGCAAGTCTGAATCTGAACCGGCCACTAATCCGTTACCAACCATTGACGATGAAAGCACCAAGGCTCTTTCCGAGCAGGAGCATTTCATGGTTAAAGCAATGCTGAAAGGGATGCTGACCCATGAATGAACGTGACATGTCACTGCTGAAGGCTGTCAGTGAAGCAGTAAAAGAGCAACTTTCAGCTCTGAAAAAAAGTCATGAAGAAGCCATGTCGGAGCAGGCAGCTGAAATCAAAGCGCTGAAAGGCATTATTGAGCAACTACAGCATGCGGCACCGGACAAAGAGGCAATAGCTAAATCCGTACTGGCAATGATTGAGGTTCCTGCCGCGCCGGAGCTGCCGGACATCGGGCAGATGGTGAAGGATGCCGTGGCAGATATTCCGGTGCCTGAAGCGCCAGCGCTGCCGGATAT